TAAAGGGGACATATGAATTGCCAGAAATGCCCGCAGTATAAATCCTGCACTAAACCCTGCGACAAAGTAAATAAAATCCTAAAAGACAGTGGAATACACTCCCAAGACTGGATACGCCCACAAGTTAGCAAGGAGCAATGGAAAAAAGATGGAAAGGGGCGATGGAGGGAAATACCCTTTTCAAGCCTGCGAGCCAATAAAAATGAAGAAAAAGACCCACTATTGAGCGATGAAAGCTAAAAATCGCACATACTATTAAAGGGCAAGCACTTATAGTTCTTTCTCATAAGGTTCGCCCGCAATACCCTGCCGAGCATATATACATAAAATCGGCTCTAAAAGCGGGCTTCTATTCGTTATCTATGCCCGATGACCAATCCCATGACCTATTTTGCGGATTATATTCAATCTCCGCCCCATTTGGCTGGTTAGACCACCTTCGGGTATGGGGATTATATTCAAGCGATACATCACCATCGGGGACGGTTTCCCACTTATTCTCATGCGGATTATAGACCTGCTCCGCATAACAGGGCGAAGCGAGCAGGCATAGAATAAATATTATTTTTCGCATAAATCCTCCTTCCATCTATTAGCACATCTTCTACATACATGAGTTTTATCGGTTAAGGTATAAAGGTTTTTGCTGTCACATTTAGGACATTTTAGGAAAAGTTTTTCTTCTTTTTGCATATTTATATCTCCTTTCGCTTTCGGCCTTCTGGCCTCATCAGTTGCCGTGAAGAACGGCAAGAGCGACATATCGGACAAGGTGCGGTTATGCCACGAGTGGCGTGTTATTGTTTAACGGTTAAATCTTCCAAAATTGCTTTTGCGATTTCATGGAAGTTAATCTCTGAAATTGAAGCGTTGAGCAAATCCGTATAGGTTGTAGCGGTATCTTTTAACGGATTGCTCTCCTCGATTTCAGCCTTTAACGCTTCGGCGAGCTGTGTTTCGGCGTTTTGTCTTGCCGTGAAATATTCGCTTGACTTCGCATTATCGAGGATTTGTCTTGCGGTCTCTTGCCAATAATTATATGAGCCTTCGTCATTATCAAGCCAGAGCTTGTAATTCCAAGTCTCATAATTTGACCAGCCATTGTAATCTTTTGGCTCGTTATCGGCAAGTTTCGCTTTCAAATCCTTTATCTGCAAGTTACGGCGATGGAGCTTGTCAAGATTACTTTTATTTATAATCCTGAATTCTGCAATAGCTTGTAGATAGGCATTGTTACTATTAGCAAGTTTACTGCAATGCTCATCGCTTTTTTTCAACTTCTCTTGCAGTTCGGCGATTTGCTTTCCACAATACATCGGCTCTATCAAATTATCATGCTCGGCTTTACAATACATACAATATACCTTATTCATCGTATTCTCCATTCTGCACCAATTAGCACCGCTTACCGTTTCCCGCTTCCCTGATTTAAGGTTTTACGCTCCAAGCGTCAGGTTTAGCAGTAGCGTTTTACGATGCCGTCCGATATGTCAATGAGCTATTTCCTACCTTCTACTTATAGTATACCACACACACACGAAAAGTCAAGGATTATTTTAAAATAAATAAAAAAAATTCCGTAAGTATATATGAATAGGTAAGTTACAACAACGCCCTTCACAAAAAAAATAAATTTTCCCGAAAAGAATATAAGATGGGTAAGCCAAGAGATAAAAACAAGGTTAAACAAGTAGTAAAGATCTACGCTAATAACGGCATGAATATGATGGACGCATTACGTAAAACAGGCGATAATCTTGAGCCGAAGGCTTTAAGTGTCAAGGCTACCAGATGGCGTAACTCAATTGAAATACAAGAGGAATTGAAGAAGGAATTAGCCAAATTCGACAAATCTATCGCAAATGATATATATTGTATAGCTAATCTCGTTGAGATAGTGAATGATAATCAAGTCAAGACAAGCGATAAGGTCAACGCCTTGAATGTGCTGGCTAAAGTGATTGGAGCGTCGAAGGAAGGTCAAGTACAGAATACAATCGTATTCGCTGACTATATGAAGCAACTTGAAGCAATAGATGTTAAGAATATGGCTATAACTCCCGATGTTAGCCCTCAAAAGTTAGATATCTTACCTGTGGATAACTCTGTAACTGCTTGCAGTGCTTCAAGTAATGGCAATAATAACATTACATAAGCAACTTAACATAATATATATTATAGTATCATCGGCTATGGGGGTGTGGGGAGGGGTGGGGCATACCCCCCAGACCACCCATCATTATAGCTATAAACCCGTCCGCTAATTTCTGAGGTAATTTTGAAATTTGTCTCACGTTCACCCTACGATGCCCTTAATTCACGCAGAAATGCCCCTAATTTCAATGTTTAGTTACTTTATGTTATACTTTAAGGACTTTGTCTCTAATGGGCTATAAATCAAGAAATTGCTACTCTATACCCCTTTGTCTTAAAGATTGCTCCAATAGGGGCAAGTTGTGTAAAAAATGTTTCAGGGACAGCCTTTATAAGCCCCCGCTTAAGGTCAACGCTATTTCAGGAAAGGATTATAGGGGTGTATCTCAATAAAGTTAAGATTGGGGGGCATACATTTATCCTTAAATGCGATAAAACCCCCTCACTTGACCAGGTATGGAAATGGTGGGAAAGCATATATGCCTACTTTAGCGGACTACTTTAATACTTTTAAGAACGATTTATTTCAATTCGCCAAGTTCTTCTTTCCCCATCTTTTAAGTAAACCCTCGGCGGAGTTTCAGAAGAGCATTTATGAACAGCTTGGCAAGAAGCATAGGAGTTTGTGCATAGAGGTCTTTCGTGGGGGTGGTAAGTCCACTATATGCCTCATCATCAAACCCATACATTTTGCCTTATTTAACCCCATCGGTGATATTTCCCTTATTTCCCAGTCCGAATCCTTCGTAATAAACGAGATAAACCGTAAAATCAAGCACGAATTTCAGCATAATGACAAATTAAAGGCTTTTTTCGGTGATTTGACTACTGAAAAGTGGTCTGAAACCTACTTCGTGCTTAAAAACGGCATCGCTTTTGAAGGATTGGGCATAGGGGGTCAGTTGAGGGGCGGTCGTAGGGGCTTAATAGTCTTGGATGACCTTGAAAACGAGGAAACCGCCTCAAGTGAGGAACAGAGAGATAAGCTCAAAAGACGCATCGGTAAGGAAATCGCCCCCAAATTACTCCCAAATGGGGAATTGGTCTATGTAGGCACGCCTGTCCACCAATTATGCTACATACACCAAGTCTACCAGACCCCCAACAACGGCTGGGAAAAGCTCATGTTCCCCGCCTACAAGGATGGAAGGCAGGAAAAGGGGAATGAAGTGTGGGGCATCATGTATTCCCACGATTTCCTCCAAGGGGAAAAGAGTAAGTGGGGGACAAATTACTTCTCAAGTGAGTATCTGTGTAACCCGATTGTTGACGAAAATTGCCCGATTAAGCCCGAACAGGTGAGGACTTGGACGGAACTGCCGCATCAGTATTCGTGCGTGATAGCCGTTGACCCCGCTTATTCCGAGGATACCTCCGCCGATTATAAAGTAGCATCTTTGGTCGCCATTGACCAAGCCCAGAACAGATACCTTTTGAATTACATCAGAACGCACGAGGCGTTGGGGGACTTTCAGGACTCCATTATAAACCTTTTTTTGCAGAACAAGGCTTATTGCACGGGGGTGGGCATACCCAATTCGGGGGTGGAAAAGTCTTTCTTTGACTCTTTTATGAAGAAATGCGAGGAAAGGAAAGTCTATCCCCCCATAATAGAACTGAAGAATTCATTTACGAGGGCGGGGACTACCATAAGCGTCAGGAACAAGCGGGACAGAGTGGTTGCGGCACTCCAACCCCTGTTTCAGAACGGGAAATACTATATAAGACCCGAACACCTTGAGGCGAGGGAAGAACTCTTATTGATAGGTCAGTCAAAGAATGATGACATCGTGGATACGATGGCATACGCTGAACAGATTTTACAACCCGTTTATTATGATGTCAGGGAAGCGGAAAAAATATTCGAGGAACAAGAGGAGATAATTCGTGGGACTACTGGTTACGGAGACAGAGACTAAAACTAAAGCAGATACTCAAGACGAACTTTTCGAGGAGATAAACGGCGAGATAGAGGAATCGAGGAGTAACACCGATACTTGGAAGAATAATCACGACAAGTTCTATCGCCTTCGGTTCAGGGTGAAAAAAACAAAGACATTTCCGTTCACGGGGTGCAGTAATTTAAGGCTTCCCACCATAGAAACATATATCAGGAAAATCAAATCTTCCCTCGTCGGGATTTATTCGGGTATCAAACCCCGTATGCAGGTAATACCCCAGACGGATATGGATTTGAATAAAGCCAATAAGATTGAGAGATTTCTGGACTATCTCGCTGATTATAAGATGTTTCTCTTGGAGAAACTCATACTTGCCTGCGATAAGATGCTTGAAAAGGGGTTCGTCTTGGCGAAGGTAACATGGGGAATGGAAAGTCGCACTTATACCGAGGAGTTGAACCTTAAAGACATAGAAATAAATGATGCAATAATGCTATTTGATACGAATATTCCAGATGAGGCGATAGTTCAAGGCATGATTCAAAGACTTAATGTGGACATGTCAGAAACCGTAATGGAGGATAATCTCGCATCTCTCTCCAAGGCAGTAAGGGAAATTCGTGGTGGGAAAGATAATATCAAGATAGAGTTAAAGGATGAGCTTTATAATGCACCCGATATGTATGTATGCGACCCCGCCTCTATATATGTTCCATCCGACGCAGGAATAGACATTCAGGAATTGAGGTGGATTTGCCACGAATATTTTGAACCCTTGGAGACCCTGAAACAAAGGGCGAGGGACGGTATTTATGACGGTTCGGAGATAAATAACATACTCGACATCGTGGATACCACCAACCTGAAAGACAAGAACGAAAGCAAGGATAACGCCAACATAACCGAACAGACCAAAAATCAGCGTGAGGGGATAGACAGGGTCAATAACCCTTCCCACCTTGTAAAGATAAGGGAAGTATACAAATATTATAATCCCAAAAAGGGGCAACCCGAACAGAAATGGCAGTTCATTTTAGCCCCCGATTTCAGGGCTATCCTTAAAAAACAAATCCTCCCTTACGACCACCAGAAGTTTCCTTTCGTTAGATTCCAGACTGAAATAGTGGATGACAGGTGGTTTTCCCCCCGTGGAATACCAGAACACCTTGAGGACATATCGAAGGAAATAGATGCACAGCATAACCAGAAAATCGACAACCAGACCATAAGAAATGCCCCGATGTTCAAGTTCCGTTCTGGGGTCGTAAATTCCAAATTGGTAAGATTCATTCCCGCACAGGGCATTCCAGTTCAGGGGATGACACCGCTTGATGACGCTATCAAACTGATGGATAATTCCAACGCCAATACCGAATTTTCCTATGAGCGGGAGGAGATGATTCTTAAAACAGTCATTCAGGAGTATCTGGGACAGGTTGATTACTCCCTTCAATCGATGATAAATAAGCGTCAACCAAGGACTCTCGGTGAAGTCCAGATGCAGGCTCAAAACGCCAATCAGGTGTTTTCCCTCGATTCGACCATGTGGACTAATTCGCTTTCCGAGCTGTTTATGCAGATACTTGAACTCTGCCAGCAATATATGCCAGAAAGGGTATTTGCCCTTGTGGTGGGGCAGGATGATTTTGAACCCATACACCTGACGAGGGATGAGATTCAGGGCAGGTATCACATAGTCTGTCGGGGAAATGACACGAACACCAATCCATTCGTGAAAGCCCAAAAATCCCAGATGAGGGTGCAGTTGTTGCTTGGTAATCCCATTGGGTTACAGACGGGTGTAATCACCCCACCCAATATTTATAATATCTATAAGCGTTATTTGCAGGATGACGGGGAGATTGCGTGGAAGGAACTTATCTCCATGCCCCAGCCCCCGCCCCAAATGCCCCCGCCCCCGATGATTCAACCCGATTATGAAGAAATGACAGATGCGGAGAAGGCACAGGTTCTGGCTCAAACAAATATTAGACCCGATATTCAGGGCAGGCAAATAAGAAAAATGGAGGAGTTGGGTGAAAAAGACCACGAAAAAGAGGTCGCTAAAGCAGACCTTGCAATTAAAGCCAGAAAGTCAAAGTCCAAAGCCTGAAGAATTGGAAGGGTTTGTCCGTGAGGCAAATGAGGTCAAGGTTCTTACGCAACAGGCGGGTTGGGGGATAATAGAAAGGGATGTGGGCGAATACCGATTCGGAATAGGAAACAAGTTGGCATACCTAAATCCGAAACGCCCCGAATACGAGGAAGCAAGGATACTCTTTCTTGCCTCCGATAAACTACTCGCCCTTATAAACGACTACGAAAGCAATCGTGAAAAGGCACTTGAATTATTGGGAAAACTTGAAAATCCCAATTTGACTATTGCCCTTGATGTTGATAACGAATAGGTGGGAATATGCCGAAGAAGATGGAAAGGGCTTTAATGCGTCAGGCAAAGAAGTTACGGTTATCGCACAAAAGAACAGGTGCTTATGTTTATGGGACTATGAGAAAGATGGGTTGGAAGCCCTCAAGAGAAAGGAGGTAATGAATGATAGAACTATATACTGCAATACTTAATATTTGTTGTTCGTTTGGAGCAACGATAGATAAGTTGATAAGAGTCGTAATTAAATAGGGAGGGGATATGCCCTGCGGGAAAAAGAAAAAAGGAAAAAGATAAATGGATAATCGGGATGTTATAGATTTGGCTAATTTAATTTATGCTGAAAATGCATCTGAAGATTTTGATACAATGTGGATGACTGGGTCATCTGTCATAAAAAGGATGCAAGCTAATAAGCCAATAGAGTTTGGTTCAAATATTCCCGAAATATCATTAAAGGGTTATAAGTCGGTTCAAAATAATACACCCCTATTTCAACAAGCGTTTACTATGAATTTTCCAGATGAGAAATCTAAACAAAAATATCTAAAAGCAATGCAGATTTCTTATGGATTGAATAGGTGGCAACAGGGTGTTGAGAATTATACTGGAAATATAGACCTTTTGAATCGTCCCATTGTAAGAAATCCAGATGGAAGTTTTAGCACGGAAATATCTAAAAGTTTTAATTTTGATGGAAAGGAGGTTTTGATTCCTACCATAGTAAATGGTAAGAGGGTTTCCGATAATGAGGCTATAGAACATTATAAAAAAACTGGTGAACATTTGGGTATTTTCAATTCTCCCGAAGAAGCTAATGCCATGGCAGAAAAGATTCATAGTAGGGGTATTCCCCCCATGGATTTGCAATTCTTTTTCAAAAAGGGAGAAGCATTAAGTTTAAGAAAGAAATTAAAGTTTAAGGGAAAAGTCGGAAAGTATGATACATATTCTTATTAATTCCCGTGGCGGGTTAAAACCAAAAGGAGATTATGGAAGCATTAAAGGTAAAGGATGTAACGCCTGATTCATCCGCAGGCACGCAGAAAGAAGAAGTCGTAAAGCCAGATTCGGAGACGACTCCCGAATTAGAACCCCAAGAGACACCAGAGGCGGAAACTTCTACTCCAGAAGTAAAAGAGGAGTTACC